CGGGCCTAAAGGAGCCACTGGAGCTGCCGGCCCTACCGGCCCGCAAGGTCCTGAAGGGCTGAAAGGTGACAAGGGTGATAAAGGCGATGTCGGACCCGCCGGAGAAGGAGGCCCTACCGGCCCGCAAGGTCCGAAAGGCGACACCGGCCCTGCCGGACCTACCGGAGCAACAGGCCCCACCGGGCCGCAAGGCAAGCAGGGAATACAAGGTGCGCAGGGACTGCAGGGCCCACAGGGACCGACAGGACCGCAGGGTGCCAGCGGCGTGACGGCGCCAACTTCCGGATTCTTCACACTGCAGGTCGACCCGAACGGAGACCTGTACGCCGTGTACGCGGATACGACCACCGCGTCGGCGGCTCCCGTCTCCTACGATCCGGCGACGGGCGACCTGTACTACATGATCAATGACGGAAAGTAAGGAGCGCATATGACGAAGATTCTGCTCGGCAACGTCAAAGGCCCCAAAGGCGACACCGGACCGCAAGGCAAGCAGGGAGTGCAAGGACCGCAGGGCCCTGCCGGCGCCACTGGCGCGACCGGGGCCACCGGAGCGAAAGGAGAGGCCGGCCAACGCGGCGAGACCGGGTTGCCTGCCTTGATCATCACACGCATACTATCCGGATACTGGACGTCCGCATGCTCGGATTTTGACTGGCGGACACTCAGTTTCAACCGTGCCCCGGTCGTAGGCGAATACTTCTTCGCCATGACCAATGGCGGCAAGAACCTGATGTACGCGCAGATCACAGCCACCGGGAAAAACGTGACGTTCAAACCGGTTTCCAACACAAGCCTCGTCGGACCGAAGGGCGACAAGGGCGAGACGGGCATGAGCGCAAGCCAGGCGTTCATCGCCGCCCACCCGGTCGGCTCCCTCTACTGGACCACCGCCACAACAAATCCGGGAACCACCTACGGCGGCACTTGGAAGGAATGCAACACCATCCTTCCAGGACACATCTACCAGCGCACAGCCTGAAAGAGAAAGGAACATCAATGGCACGAACCACGAACATCACCAGATACACCTGCGACCGATGCCACGCCTCCGCATACCTCGCCGACGGTGACCCACGCACCTCCAGCGACTGGCACGACATCACCCACACCACCGTCGACGGAGTCGCACAGGGCGCGCTCGTCTGTACCGCATGCTGGCAGACGTTCAAAGCGCTGGCAGCCACGCAGGACGCCGCCTACGCCGCATACCTCAACAACACAACAGATAGGAAGGAATGACCATGACCATGAATCTCATCACCGGCAAGGCCGGCGCTCCGCACATCACATCCAGCGACCAAGGAGCCATGCAGGCCGGACTGGTCGGAAACGGCAACTACCTGCTGCAAGGCAGCGACGGCAAATTCCCCGCCGTGACCATGCAGTCAACAAACAAAGCGCTCATCCCGGTCCTCAACCTCGTGATCGAAGGACGATACGCACGCGTCACCGCGGCGGAAACCGTCACCATCGAAAGCGGAGTCACAGGACGGAACCGCAACGACCTAATCTGCGTGAAATACACGCGAGACTCGCACAACATCGAAACGATCGCGCTCGCGGTGCTGAAGGGCACCGCCACCAGTGGCACGGCGGCTGACCCCACGGTACCGTCGGGTAGTATCCTGAACAATTCCGGCACCGTATGGATTCCGATCGCTCGTATCCCGATCAGTGGCATCACCGCCGGAACTCCTGTCATGCTTGTCAAGCAGTTGCCTCCGATGAGCCAGCTGTGGGATTCCGTAACCCTGTATAACTCGAAGGGCTTTACGGTCATCCGCACCGGCATGATGATGCTGGTCAAATACTCCGGCAATATCGGTAATGGCAGTTGGGATTCAGCGCAATGCGAATACGTGCTGCCCGTCGAACTGCGCCCGCCTGTCGAGGTCAATGGAATGGTGTGCGTGTCGAACGGGCAGACGGCGAGAATGCTCACCGTCAATCCGAACGGAATCATTCGATGCGCGAACATGGGAGCCGCTGGCAGCAATCAGGGTTGTGTTGGCTCGCTCTGCTATCCGATCCCATGAGGATAGTTTTCCGTAACCCTGCCGTTCGGGAAAAGCAATGGCAACGGAGGAATCTATCCAATCGGGAAAATACCCAATCCGAACGCGATTAAGGCTTTGAATGGCAGAGCCATACTATCGTCTGGGACGACAGTGGCGATTCCATTCATCCATCCGTCATATCTGCAACGTTCGGTCCAAGTATCGATTGCACCTGATGGGACAGTCAATCTGCTCGTTGGTCCTGAAGTTGCTGTCACAGGTGGAATCGTGGAAATCCATTTTTAATAGCTTTCCGTAACCCCGATTCATTTCACGAAACTGACCTCCGACCCGGAATTCACAATCAGCGGATATGCCGTCAATGGTTTGGCGACCGTCTACTGCCGATGGGTCAACAAAGGGCTTTTCGGCAATAAGGCGTGGAATGGAGTGCCTCTAGCAAGCATGGACGTGCAGTCCGCCAGTGAAGGCTTCAACGAGTTCGTAGACAATTCCTATGAAGACCATATGGAGAATCGTTTTCTGTACGTTGCGGGAAACACGGTTTCCTTCCGCACATCGTATGATGCGACCATTCCCGCAAAAACATGGCATGTCGGCAGCGTATCGTTTCCGGTGACGACGGTTTAGGCCGTGATGTACGAGGAGGATGTGACGAAACCTTCTCCGTTCTGGCTGCCACCAAGATTCCTGTAGGTGAATTTGCCGTCCGGCAGTATGGTGAAATCTCGTTGGCTGCTACCGTCACGCCCACTGTACGCCCACCTCGTCGTAATCAATGGACGCCAGCCAGCCGGCAGGACGCCGAAATTGCCGGTATCCCATGATGCCGTGGCGGCGCTCTTCCATTCCACGAGGATTTGCACCACATTCCCGGCTTTTCACGCCCGTCACCTTGCCATACTGGCAGGTGATAAGCGTCTGGGTTACGGAAAAACTATTCCGTCATCCAACAGCCATGCGCCGTGGAGTAGGCGGATTTCGAGTCGCCAAGCATCTGCACCTTCCCGTCACGCATGACAAGCAGGCTGAAACCGCAGGACGGGAACGATATGATGCTCTGGTCGGCGAGCGGACGGAACGTTTCTGGGATGGTCTCATTCGCCGTCGAGTAGTTCTGCTGGCCACTGCCGTCGAACTTTACGTTGCCGTTGATCGTGACGATGCGTCCGACGCGACATAGAGTGAGTCTGTTGTTCGTGTATGGAGGTTTCCATGGCTGGGTTACGGAAAGCTACGCGGCTCCGATGATGAGTCTTTCCCATGCCCGCTGCAGACTTCTCAGCACGGACAAATCGGGGCGGAGATAGTAGCGGGCGGTTGTCTTGATGTCGCTGTGACCGAGTTGTCGTGCGACCACTGAGATATCGGCTCCCGCAGCGATTGCCAGAGTGCCGAAGGTGTGCCTGAGGTTCCTTGGCGGCACGCAGGGGAGTTTCATGCGTTGGCACCATGACGTGTAATGAGCTGCCACCTGGTTGGCGTTCAGATCGCCGACCAGCCTGCCGGTTCTGCCGTGGCGCAATTGCGCGAGCCGTTTGACTGCGAACCGTGGTAGTGCGAGCGTCCGTCGGCTCTGGTCGGTCTTCGGGTCGGTGACCGTTTCATGTCCAGCGACCCATTGCACTGACCTTTTGACGGTCACGGTTCCCCCGGCGTAAATCCAAGTCGGCCCATTCAATGCCGACGGACTCGCATCGGCGCAGTCCCGCGCAGACGGAGACCAATAACCAGGCTTCCAACGCGTGACCGTAGAAGCCTTTGAGCAGCCGTCTTACCTGTCTGGCGTCGAGCACGCGCGGCTCATACCGCCGCAGGTGCGGCAGTCTGATTTCACGACGTGTCACGTCATTGTCGGTGACTCCCTTGCGATAGGCGAGTCGGAGTATCGCCCGCAGCACGGCCCACGCCTTGCGCGCGGCGCCGGCCTGATTGAACGAGCCGAGCCACTCCTCGATGTCGTTCGCGATGATCGACTCCATGTCGACGTCAGCCCATTTCGGCTGGATGTGGCAGCGGTAGGCCGACTCGTAGCCCACCCTCGTGCACTCGCGGAGCTTCCCGCAGGAGGGCCACCAGACCTCATTCACAAACGTTCCCAACAACATTTCAACCTCCAAAATCCCACACGTGGTTATCGCGGCTTCCAACGGTAGCCACGTGTGGGATTTTCCTTTCGGAAGGATTCCCAATGAGCCAGGAAACCATCGTCGCAATCGTTATCGCCATCATCGGCAGCGGAGGCAGCGGCGTGTTCGTCACCTGGATTCTGAGCAAGGTCGACCAACGTCACGATCCACTGCATGAGGGCGTCAGGGAACTGTTGTTCTGCAAACTCGAGGCTCTGCACCATCAGATGGTCGATGCAGGTGGTGTTGCGAGCATTCCGTTGAAGCAAAGCGCGGAACGAATATATGCCGCTTACCACGGTCTGGGCGGCAATGGAACCGGAACCTCGATGATCCAAGACATACGTGACGCGCATATCGCGAACACAGATTGAAAGATTCAAAAGATTTCCACACCGTCCGTACAAGGCGGACGGTACGGACAAAGGAAAGGAGAGGAATTGAACATCCTCAACAAAGGCAAGCCGAAACACAAGCGCATGAATCCACGCCGACAATGGCGCAAGCTACTGACCGCGCTCGCGGTCGCCATATCCA